AACTTCAGCCGCTGGTGATGCTGGTCGTTCTGAAGCATTATCCTTATTGGTATTTGATGAGGCAGCGTTTATTGATAAGATTGAAGATATTTGGGTATCGGCACAATCTACTTTATCAACGGGTGGTAATGCAATTATCCTTTCTACTCCAAATGGTGTAGGAAACTTCTTTCACAAAACTTGGGTAGGTGCTGAAGAACAAACAAATACATTTAATACAATCAGATTACATTGGAGTGTACATCCTGAAAGAAATCAAAGTTGGAGAGATGAACAAGAAGTTTTATTAGGACCAAAAGGTGCGGCACAAGAATGTGATTGTGATTTTGTTTCTTCTGGTGATACTGTAATTGACCCACAACTTCTTATGTTCTATAAAGAATCGTATGTACAGGAACCAATGGAGAAAACAGGATTTGATGGAAACCTTTGGAAGTGGGAATATCCAAACTACAATAAAGCATATATGGTAGTTGCCGATGTTGCCAGAGGAGATGGCGGAGATTTCTCAGCATGTCATGTTATTGATATTGAAGAATCATCTCAAGTTGCAGAATACAAAGGTAAATTAGATACTAAAGATTTTGGAAACTTTTTAGTTTCACTTTCAACTGAATATAATAATGCATTACTAGTAATTGAGAATGCAAATATTGGATGGGCAGTAATACAACAAGTAATTGATAGAGGATATGGAAACCTTTTCTATATGAGTTCAGATTTAAAATATGTAGATGTTGAAAATCAGATGACAAATAAATATAGAAGAGAAGAAAGAGGAATGAAACCAGGATTTTCTACAACATCAAAAACACGACCTTTGATTATATCAAAGTTAGAACAATATGTTAGAGAAAAATCTGTAACAATTCGTTCACAGAGAACAATAGATGAAATGTTTACATTCATATGGAATGGTAATAGAGCTGAAGCAATGAGAGGATACAATGATGATTTAACAATGTCATTGGCTATCTCACTTTGGGTAAGAGATACGGCACTTAGATTAAGACAAGAAGGAATTGATTTAACAAAACAAGCATTAGGTGGTATTGGGGCACATTCATTGGATGTGGTTGGTATGGGATTTGGAGGTAATACTTCAATGGAAGAAGACCCTTGGAAAATGAGAGTTGGTGATAGTCATGAAGACCTAACTTGGTTAATTAAATAATTCTATATTTATAGTATAGGAGAAAATAAATTATGATATCATTAAAAAATTTACTTAACGAAGAGATACACACAGAAGAATATAATGTGGAAAATTACCATGATATAAAAGAGTTCTGTGAATTCATGAAAGAATATAAATCTGATATGAATGAAGCTGAGTATCAAGGTAGGACAGTTAAACTTGGAAAGCCGATGCAAGGTGATGTAAAAAAATTCAAAGTATATGTCAAAAACCCACAAGGTAACGTTGTAAAAGTTAACTTTGGACATGGTGGAAGTTCCGCAAAAGGAAAAACTATGAAAATCAGAAAATCTAATCCTGATGCTAGAAAAGCATTTAGAGCTAGACATAATTGTGATTCACCAGGTCCAAGGCACAAGGCTAGATACTGGTCATGTAGAAAATGGTAAAAAAATAAATAAAGGTTATAATTTAAAAATAGGAACAAAATGGCAGATACTTCATTTTTTGGTAGGTTAACTAAACTCTTCAGAGCTCAGGCAGTTGTTACTGTCGATAAAGATGGTAAGAGAAAAGTTTTCGATACCGATGAAAGACAACAGACGAACTTATCTTCATTGAGAGATAGATATACGAAACTACAAAAATCTTTCTATGAACAAGCAGGTGGTGCTCAATCAATGGCATACCAACAAGTTCGTAGAGAAGTTTTTAGAGATTTTGATGCAATGGATAACGACCCAATATTGGCATCAGCTCTTGATATATACGCAGATGAATCAACACTAAAGAACGAATTTGGTGATACTCTTATGATTCACTCGGATAACCAACAAGTACAATCTGTACTTCAGAACTTATTTTACGATGTTCTTAATGTTGAATTCAACTTATGGCCATGGGTAAGAAATATGTGTAAGTATGGAGATTTCTTCTTAGGTTTAGAAATTGCTGAAGGTAAAGGTATTGTTAACGTAACACCTCATTCAGTTTACAACACAGAAAGATTAGAAAGAACAGACCCATCGAATCCAAATTCAGTAAAGTTTAAAATTACTGAGGACCCGAATGGAAAAGAAGAATATGAAAATTTTGAAGTTGCTCACTTTAGATTATTAGCAGATACTAACTGGTTACCATATGGTAAATCTATGATTGAGAATGGTAGAAGATTGTGGAAACAATTATCTTTAATGGAAGATGCTATGTTAATTCATAGAATTATGAGAGCACCAGAAAAAAGAGTTTTCAAAATTGATATAGGTAATATCCCTCCAACAGAAGTAGATAACTATATGCAGAGAATTATCAATAAAATGAAGAAAGTTCCTTTTGTTGATAGAAATACGGGTGATTATAACTTAAAGTACAATATGCAAAACCTAACAGAAGATTTCTATCTTCCTGTTCGTGGTAGTGATAGTGGAACACAAATTGATAATCTTGCTGGTTTGGAATATGCTAGTATTGAGGATATCGATTATTTAAAAAACAAATTATTTGCAGCTCTAAAAATTCCAAAAGCTTATTTAGGATATGAGGAAAATGTAAATGGTAAAGCAACTCTTGCCGCTGAAGATGTTAGATTTGCAAGAACAATAGAAAGAATCCAAAGAACAGTAATTTCAGAATTATCTAAGATTGCAATTGTTCACTTATACTCGCAAGGAATTACGGATTCAGAAATGACTAACTTTGAATTACAATTGGTAAACCCATCTACAATTTACGAACAAGAAAAAGTAAACCTTTGGAGTGAGAAAATTAGATTGGCTCAAGATATCCAAGGTCTGAATATGTTATCAAAAGATTGGGTATATCAAAATATATTTAAACTAAGTGGTGGTGAACAAGATGAAGAACGAGTTAGAATGTTAGATGATTTAAAAGATAGATTTAGATTCCGTTCTATCGAAGATGAAGGTTCAGACCCAGCACAAGAAGATGAAGAACCAGATGATATAGAAGAACAAATTGAAAACATAAAACAAGAAATAAAAGATAAAGGTGGTAGACCAAGAGAAGGTGGAACTTATAAAAAAGATAAACACCCACTTGGTAGAGACCCACTTGGTGATGATGAAAGAACAAAAAAGCGTTCAAGAACTTCTGAAGAAAAGGCTATTAAGTATATTAATGGTATAGCTTCAAAACGGAAATATTTACATGAAATTAAAGGTATGTTAGATGAGGGTAACATACTAGACCAAGAATAATTTAGTTTAAGTTTTATAAATTTATATTTATATATGGGAATTTTTACTATATCACAATAGGAAATAAAAAAGATGAGAAAAATAAAACATTCAAAATTTAAGAATACAGGATTTCTTTTTGAATTATTAACTCGCCAAATTACAGTTGAAATACTTAATGGTAGTGAGGAAAAATCAAAAGGAATTATCAAAGAATTCTATGGAAAAGGTACTGAAATGTCTAAGGAGCTTAGATTATTCAACCTACTTATAAACGAAAAATATAATACAGAATCAAAAGCTGAAAAGTTTATTGATGCTATTTTAGAAGCACATAGTAGAATAGATTATACTAAATTACAACGAGAAAAGTATAATCTTATCAAATCTATAAAAGAAAATTTTGAAATTAATAATTTTCTATCTTCCCCTGTAACAAATTATAAAGTTTTAGCTTCAATTCATAAATTATTTGAAGGTAAAAAAAATGATATCCTTGATGTAAAGGATGTATTCGATTCTAAAATAACTCTTGTAGAGCATATCTCATCAAATTCCCAAATTTCAAAAAATGTTAAGCAAGATAAATTAGTTGAAGATTATAAGAAACAAGAAAAAGACCTTAGATTATTAACTTATAAGATTCTTGTTGAAACTTTTAATAAAAAATATACATCTTTAAACGAATCCCAAAAAGGTTTATTACGAGAATATATTAATAATGTAACCAATACTTCTAAATTCAATGAGTATTATGAATCTCAATTAGTTAAAACGATTACCGAATTACATTCATTGTATAAAGGTATGAAGGATAAGATTACAAAAATAAAGTTGAGAGAAACTATAAATGTTCTTAAAAAACAAAAAATTGGTAAAAAGATTACCGATGGTCAGGTTTCAGCTTTGATGATGTCTTATGAATTAATTAAGGAGATGAATAATGTCAATGGAAAATAATCTTAAAGAATTTATAGAAGGGTTAATTCATGAAGTTGAAAAAGACCTTGATGAAACTACTGCAACAGGTAATGTAGCTGGTTATCAAACTCCTAACGCATTTTCTGATAAAGGTAAATCTGATAAAAAAAGAAAGAAAAAAATCGCAACTGCACTTGGTTATAGTGTAGTAGGTGATGATGTTGATAACATCTCTGAGGCAATCAAAGGTAGAAACAACAAAACAGGTGAATCCTTTGGAATGGTTATCGGTTCTGATAAACAAGGTAACAATGGATACGAACTTACAGTAAGAATAATGTACAATTCAAGAATAAGTTCATATGGATTTATTTTTGATAAAGATTCCAACCTAACTGATATTCGTGATTATGGATATTCATTAGATGGTAAATTTCCTGATATGAAAGGTCATGCAAGTTCAACATCAGTAAGACCTAACAAAAGAGAAACTATTACTCAAATAGCTAAAATTACTTCCCCAGCATTTGCAAAAAAGATTTATCAGCACGTTCAAAAGAATAACAAAATAGATGAATCAGTAAACGAAGCTTCTAAATTAGCTATGGGTATTGCTGGATTCACTGGTACTCGTGGTATTGCTGTTGATGATTTTATCAATACACATAACATCGATGCAAAGAAACTTTTTAACTTTGTAAAAAAAGGAAATTTAAAAGATAGAATGGCATTCGTATCAGCAATTGCTGGTAGACCTAATAACAAAATGTTTAAAATGATTACCAAACAATTTGGTGAATCAGTAAACGAAGGAGCTTACCATGTTATGAACGTTAATCGTATCATATCAACCACTAAGAAAAAGCTAATGAAAAAGTGGAAACAAAAAGGTGGATACGAAAACTTCGGTCAAAAAGAATTAGATATTTTGAAAAAGAAGTTGAAATACAATCCTTATGGTTCACAAGAAGAAAGACAGATTGCTAGAGCATTAGATGGATTCGATAATTGGTCAATGAATTATACTGGTAATATGAGAGAATCAATAAACGAAGCTAAAGTAAAAAGACCTGTTAATCGTTGGTTAGAATTAAAAAATGATGAATCAATGCATCCTCATAAGAAGATGGCTATGGGATTGAAAGAACTTAAGTATCAACTTAGAGAAACTGAAAAGTTTTTTAATTGGTATAACAAGATTAAAACAATGAATGAATTAGATTCCAATCAATATTGGAAAAGAACAAATTCACATATTTATAAGATAAAGGAGAGATTGATAAATATCGCTCGAACTATACAGGAGATTGAAAAATGAAAATAACAAGAGAAGCATTAAAAAACATAGTTAAAGAAACTATGGTTGAAGAGTCTGAATATCAAGAGTTTTTCAAAAAGGCCTTAGAAAAAGCTGGTAAATCAATTCCTTCTATGTCTGATGAAGAAAAGAAAGCATTCTTTAACAAGATTGAAAAAACTTGGAAAGGTAGAGGAAAGAAGAATGAAGGAAATGCATTCGGTGCTGCTGTTGCTAAGGCAAAAAAGGATGGTGATTCTAAATTCAAAGTAGGTGATAAGGAATATAAAGTAGAAAGATTTGGTAGAGGAGATGAAACTGAATTAGATGAGTTAACAAAGGCTCAAGAAAAATTACCACCAGCACTTAAAAAGGCAATAGAGAAAAAAGAAGGTAAAAAAGAATCAGTTGATGAATCAATTAACGAAGGTAGAGCTAAAAATGATTTGAAACATATGGCTCGTTTCGGAAATGGTGATGATAGGGTTACTCTTGCGAACGCATTGGAATTTGGTGGTGTTGGTAATGATAAAAAAGACCAAAAAATAATGATACAGATGATTGATAAATTATCTGATAAGGAAGCTAGAATAGCTTTAAGAAACGTAGAACGAGAAAGAACGGATGAATCGGTAAACGAAGGACCTTCTACTGAAGAAAAAAGAATTGCAATGTTGGCTGTTAGAAAACAAGCTAAGTATAGACAAGTAAGTTTGGAACAGGCAATACAAGACCAAATCAATGCTCTTGAAGAATTAAAGAGAGATGCAAAGAGAGGTAAAATAAAATAAGATGACTAAGAAAGAGTTGTATGATATCATCAATGAGGAAATTGTTAACTTTAAAAAAGGAAAGATTAACGAAGAACTCAATGAATCTGATAAGGATTTAATAAGAAAAATCATCAGACAGGAAGTATCTGCAATCTTTTTCGATTTATTTAAACGAAGAAAAACTTGGGGAGCATAATGGGACAATTATTAATAGAAACAAACCTATTCGAAGGTAGAGTAAACGAGGATGAGAGTGGAAGAACTATCGTTAAGGGTATTTTACAAAGAGCAGGTGCTGAAAATCAAAATGGAAGGATATATCCTAAACCAATTTTGATGAGAGAAGCTAAGAAATACGAAACACTTATTAAAGAA